AACAGATGTACCCTCCCGTGTTAAATGCATTACATTTTTCACATCAAGCGTACTATTACTTATCGCCGTCGTGTTAGAAACGACCAATGGCGTTCCATTGACATCAAAACTATTGTCATATTGGACCGGACCATTAATAATCACCGTACCCCCCGAGGTATGGAGACGACCTTGAGGTGTGGCTGTTCCGATACCCACATTACTCGTTTCGAGAATGGTCATCTTTGGTACCCCCATAGTATCCGTGGTACTCGCGTAAAAGTTGAGACCTTTTCCAGTACCCACACGACTTTCAATCTTTGTTTGAGTTCCACTCACGTCCGAAAACGCTTTCATGTAATTCGTACCAGTACCCATCGTGAATGTGTTACTCCCGACGACACGAATGGTACCACCGACGGTGAGTTTATCTGTGGGTGAAGTATTCGAGATACCGACGTTTCCTTCGGAAGAGATACGCATACGTTCAGTTTGTTTCGTCATGAACTGAATCATTTGGAACTCTGGGTTCGTGCGCGCACCAAAAATATTCAGAAGTGACGTATTGGATGCGACGGGGCCGGATACGATGGTCACAGCATTCGATATTGTATCGGGACCGCCTGTATCCGCATGAATGAGAACGTTCGCGACAGATGTGATACCCGAATCACCTTCGACCTCGATGAAATCCTGAACACGAATAGACTCTGTGATGATTCTGGACGTCACGGTGTTTCCAACTATAGTCAAGGCGTTCGCGCCGTACACGTTTATGAATACTTTGTTACCAATGGAAAGTGTATCAATGGGTGCTGTATTCGCGATACCCGATGGAAGAATACCAGTGGTACGAAGACCATCCGATTGTATGATAGAATTAACTATCACTGGTACGGGTGCGTCAGCGTCCATAGTGATCAATGACCCTACGGTAAGACCCTTCTCACCCACACGAAGACCCTCAAAATATCCATATCCATTCGCACGAAGAAGGTTTGATTCACCTGCTGTATCGTCGATGTATAGATTCGAGCCAACTGCGAGTGTGTGCATAGGTGTTGTATTCGCAATACCCGCATTATTTTGTGTATACAATTCACCGAGTATATGAAGATTTGTCGTCTTGGAAGAATCTAATGTAAAATTCTGATTCTCTGGACCACCAAACGTTCTCGCGAGTTTGAACGTGTCATCAACTCGTGTGTATCCAAGGAAAATATTGGAAGCACCCACTTGATCCACCATGAGTACCGCCGTATCGTACGTTCCATTATTCCCTGTTCCCATTTGAATGACCGCATTTGATACCACGAGGTTAGTCACACTTATATAGTCGGGAATTTCGGTGATCGCCAAGTTACCTGTAATTTCGACGTCACCGGCAATTTTAAGAAACCCATTCTGTACGACCACATTACCATTTTTGAATACTGCGATGTTTGAATCTGTCGCGGGATCAACTTCCGAACCCACAATAAGTTGTGTTCCGACAGTTAGATTCGTAGAAAATGTATTCCCGGACACTTTCACTACATTTGAAGCCCCACTCTCCACTAGAAACGCATCATTCGTTGTTTTGATCGTGTTCGTCGCGAAAAGGTTTGTCGATACGACGTTCCCATGTACGACGACAAGATCTTGTCTGCTTGGGTTTATTGAAAAGTCGTCTATGCCAACTTGGAAATCATTAAAGAGTTGGGCACTTGGAACACCAATACCGATTTGACTCGCGGTCGCACGGTTCATTTGTAGGATACTCGTAAACTGCGTGGAACCTGTGGCGAATAAAGAACCTGACATGTTAAGATTTGAGACTGTAATCTCGTCCGCTGTGATCTCACCAGCATCGATACTCGCGACACCCGAGATAACATCCGTCTCTCTTGGTGCGGCATCTAAACTACTGACATAAATCTGTCCGGCTGTGACGAGAATGCCATCCGCTTGCGTCGCCATATACATTAATTACCGAATAAAATTCCAGCTAAACCATCCTTGATCCTGAGTACATTATAGTTTACGGCATACACATATATGTATTCTCGACCGACCGCTTCCACACCTCTCAGTACAATTTTCGCATTATCGAGTCGACTGAAGTTACAGCTTCCGGATGGATTATATTCCGAGGCGTTCATACAAAAATGATACGCGAAATACCTCGTATACGTAGGGGAGTGTGTGGGCATATTGAAATATGTTCTACCGTATGTAGATTTGTAATAATTCTGTGCTGTATGGAAATAAACAGGACTCATATTTTCGAGAAGTGGTGTTCCATTTATGTAAATATCCGCATTTACAAACGAAAAACGATCGATTGCTGGATTAACCTGACTGGTACCGAATCCAAAGAAGAGTGACTTCACTGGGTGATTGAAACTTGAAATGTCGAGGGTGTTGTACCCACCGGATTGTGTATTGTTATCGGTTACAGCATTTAATGGGTATTCTACTCGCTGTGTTTGAGTGATGACAAAATCTAATGGACGTTTCACGAGTCGTTCCCTTTCGTCTGTATCAAGGAAAATATAATTTCCATACATCTTCGCCTTCTTTTCCGAATTCGGAATGTGTGCTAAGTTTTCTTCATTGAAGTTGATTCGTATTTCAACCTGATGGTTCTGGAGTGCCACTAAAGGTAAAAAGGCTTGATGATCACAAAAGAAAAAATGAAGGGGGACGAAAAATTTATTGGAAAGTGACGCCTTGTTGTTGAGTTCTTGGGACTTATTGTACGTATCAGCTAAGTAATTCGGCCAGATTTCACTGTAATAATCAAAGTGTTGCGAATCAACCTTTTGACCACCAATAAAGAGATCTATGGTTGAGTTATAAAAGAGATTCGATGCGATGTTATGATTAGTCGCACTATCAGACTCGAACCATAACCCATTTAGAACGTCTCCCAAAACTGGGATAGTGATTGAAGCGTCATCGACAGTCACAGTCTTTATATATTTGGGAGCCTGCGAAAAGTTCGTATGCCGAGTAAACTTCGTACGAAAAAAGGAATGTCCCTCATCACTCATGAGATATACATCTTGAACACCCTTGGAGACGAGCTGTATTAATGCGCCGGACATTTAATAGATGTTCAGATTATAAAAACAAACACTTTCCCTGAGGGAAGTCACTCTTGTTCTCTTCTATCATTTTTCCTTGAATCTTGAAACCGCCTTGTCGGTAGACCTTCATTCGCTTGTAATACATCGCTGTGAAGATTGACCATGGATCATGTACATCATAAATGTGAGGCTCATTCTTCTTTCCTTTGGTTTCTCTCATAATTCTTCCAATACTTTGTGTGATATCCGATTTTGGACTTGCCAGAATAACTGTGTCGAGTGTTGGAATATCGAGCCCTTCATGTGCTTGACTGAACGTTGCGAAGATGATCTTCTTCTTTGAAGATTCCTGGAGAGCAGCTTCTTTCATACCACCCATGTACAGTCCGGATGTCTTCGGGAAACACTGATGAAGAAATTCACAATGTTGTCGACGGTCACTGAGGACTAAAAGTTGTCTCGTACCCGCCGATGCCTTTTTGACGAGTTCCACCAACATCTTATTTCTTGCTCGGTCCTCGACAATTTGAGTAATCATATTAGGCATGGAGATCTTCCCGTTCCGCATAGATGGCGGGGGGTTTCTATAATTCGGGGAATCAAATGTAATCTGAAACACTTCAACTTGTTCTTGATTTTTTCTTTCGACCGCAAAGAATGTGGGACCCATGAACCAATGAAGCACTTTAGTGAGACCATCCTTTCTTTCTGGTGTCGCTGAAAGTCCAAATATATGTTTGGGACACATCTTGAAGAGACTTTGACTGAACACTTTAGCACAAATATGATGTGCCTCATCCACGATGAGTGTTCCGACTGTATCAAAATCGGAGAATGAGTACTCTTTGAGAGAAAGGGACTGAAGCATCGCGATGACAAAATCACATTCAATTTCTTTCTTATTCTGTTGCACAACACCAATCGTAGCACCTGGGCAAAACTGTTGAATACGTTCCCGCCACTGATCCGCCAGAAACTGTTTATGGACGACGATCATCGTTCTGTATCCGAGCTTACACGCTATGGCCAAGGATACCGTCGTCTTGCCGTACCCACATGGTAAAGAAAGTACGCCATGCCCTGCTTTAATTGCTGCTCGGAGGGCATCATTTTGGTGTGTAGTATCCCTGAGCTGTCCGACAAACGTAGTGTTGATGCGGGTGGGCTCAGGTCTCTTGTCCTCTTTGGGTTCTCCAAGTTTAGTAGTTCCGTAGAATCTTGGAACGCAGATTCCATTCTTAGTTGCTCTGAAAACTTTGAAAGGTGGTGGAGGGAATCCATAATCCCCATTGACTATAGGTCTTATCGTAAGTTCCTTTTTAATTTCTGGAATTGGACCACCACTTACCAAGTATCCAGTTCGAGTAAGCATACTTATTTAAAGACGTAAAACTTTAAATGAGTATAAGATGCCTATCGTCGACGTTGAAGAGAACATTAAGAAGATTCGTATGAACATCGAGCAGATGACCCAAGAAGTGTTTAGGCTTCAGGGTATGCTCCAGACTTTTGAAGGATTCAAGAAGGGTGGTCTTACTACCATTGACCTCCCCCAGGATCCCAATCAACCCATTACCGAGGAACTCGAGAGCGTCCAAGAGAAGCCCGAATAATTGCCAACATTCCAAACCCCTTTAAAGTCCACCACGACTTCAACTTCATCACCCTTTAGTAGAGACTGAATGGGACGTCCTTTGACTTCACACATCACTCTCCTATAACGGAATGGTACCTTCACTGTGAGGACTCTCCCATCGAGTGGGTTGTCGGTATTTTGATTCGCGAGGAGATGTGATTTATTTGTATGCATGCGTTCTATAATTTCCGATACATTTACAGGAATTATAAAACGGATATACTTTTTACTATTAAAGTCATACAATGGTTCGTGTATTTTGGCTACGAACTTCATTGGTTCCTGTTACGATACACTAAGACTAAAACTATAAGTAATACGACGGTGATTAAAATCACTTGTGACAACAAAATTGGCTGGAGAGGTTCCCTCGTCCCAAATTGTTGATGACTTAAGGCCCTCGAGACTTCCACAGCTGCCTCGATACTCGAATACGGTGTGTTTCTGGGGGACATCATACCACACATCGCAACTTTTGAACATTTACCGAAAAAGGGGAGTTGTCCATAGAGACTGAGCACACCCGACGATTGACTGAATTCCCATTTTTTACCTTTCCATTCAGCTCCCCATCCGATACGCATATCAATGGGTTCTGGGAGCTCGAGTTGATTAAGTACTTCAGCTTTCAATCCAGCTGGGTCATATCGCAACACATCATCGGTGAGGTCACATATGACACATGAAATCGTCTTACCATCCGCGAGTACTTTCGGTTGAAGATTCCATCTGGTTTTCGTGGCAATTTCGAGATCTGTTTTAATTTTGATGGGGTTTTCATAATCAACGAGAACGTTAATGGCACCGTACGTACTCGCTCTAAGTTTCTTATCAGCATCCGGACCCCAATTATCTCCGAGTACTTTGAGGGCTGGACTGTTATCGAGACACAAGAAGAGCATACCATCTTCTATACGTTTTCCACCCGAAAACTTGGCGATGTAACTTTCTTCACTGTAGGCAACACTTTCCAATTCCGTATTGAACACAAAGTTTCCACCTGCTTCCATGACCGCATTTTCCATCGCATCACACATGACTTTACCCGAAACACGTTGTGTGTAGGGTTTTGAAAGACCAACATGATCCAAATTTTTTACGAATTCATAGGCCGACATAACATCCCATGTGACGCCATCCATGATCAATGGGAGGTGTTCAATGACAGCTTGACCACTTTCACTCAGAGTCCCTACAGCTTCTTTCAGAGAAATTGATTTGTATTTTGTAGATTGACTCAATACTTTTGTAAATAAAGTAATCAGAGTTCCATAATCTTTGACATTGAGTGAGCGTAGAGCAAACCATGTATGACCACCATCTTCGACGGGTTGAAAAAGTGTGTCCCATGAAATGTCCATCTCATTGAAGATCGACTTTGTATTGACAAATGCTCGATCGAATACGATCCTATGTGCGTGGAGATCACGAACTTCTTCATCAGGTTCCCACCATGATCCACCTCCTGAAAGTTTTCTATCGTAGAGTGTTACTTCATGATCAGTTGACCTGAGTATTTCCCATGCGAGGGACATACCGGTGGGCCCAGCTCCAACGATATGAATCTTCATTCTACTTTTAAGAGATATATAAATTTTCATGTATCAACGTATAAAATGTCACGAGTGCCACTGTGAGCCAAAGTTGAAGCGTCATGTATGACCATCCTTGATAGAGAAGGAATGTTGTCAATAGAAGATGTGTCGGGATGGGCTTTTCAGGACCATATTTGATATGAAAACCAGTTGTCGCCATACCAGTTAATATGAGCGCGCTCATGAAAGATGATTGAGAAGGCATGAGTAAAAACCATGCGATGAATAGAAGGGCTACATAAGATATAAAGATTGCACGTCGTCCAAGTTCCCTTTTACTATCAACGATGGCAAGTTTTTCACCCTTGAGAAGTTTTGATTCCCAGTGAGGACCTAGGATAAGATAGGAACAATACAATAATAGAAACACCCACCACATATATTATATGAAACCAGTTTTTTTACGCTCCTCGGGTGTCTTAAAAGCATACATCACAGATAAGAAAATGAGACTTGATAAGATGGAATATTCAATATCCCTAGTTGCAGTGAAAGCGATGAGCATGAGAGATACAAAGCGGAACACTTTATTGTCAAAAAGTGACATGAGATTTTTGGGTATTTTAAACGCATTCCCCGAGAATAAACCTTGATACATGATGAGAAGGGAGAATAGTAGAGGTTGGGTCTTGAAAAAAATTTCAATTGGGTCAGTTACAGTTTTAAATGTGTTTGCAATTTTCACCATTTATATAACTTCAGAAAATAAAAAACTTTACAGAAAGTAGAATGTTATGTGTTGCGCAACACGTACCAATCAAACTTCCTAGTAGAAAGTTGAAAACATGGAAGTTTGCAGGTAAGTTCATATGGAAGAATGCCACTGTACAAAACAAAAAAGAGCTTGGTCAATGGACAAAAGGGGAACTCCTCGACCTTGGACCAACATTTGTAAAATTAGGCCAGATCGCTTCGACGAGAGGGGACCTCTACCCCCCAGAATTTACAAAAGAATTGGAATCACTTCAAGATGATGTCCCACCCGTAGAATTCGAGACCATCATAGATTATGAGATTTTCAAAGAATTTGACCCCGTACCGTTTAAATCCGCGAGTATTGGTCAAGTCCATATGGCTGTACTCCATAACGGTCAAAAAGTTGTTGTAAAAATAAAACGTCCAGGAATTCTGGATATCATGAGGGAAGATACAGACACTATACGGACTATTGTGCAGACCCTAGAAAAAATAGGCATCGATACAGGGAACAGTTCAGGTTCAGTTCTCGATGAATCTATCGAATATCTTTTGGGAGAAGCTGATTATAAACAAGAGATTGATAATGCTATAAAGTTTCGAAAAAGTATGAAAGATGTTGATTGGGTAAAAGTTCCAAGAGTGTATAAAAAGTATTCGACTGATGAGATGATCGTAATGGAATACGTCGCATCAACGAAACTGACTGAGATTACAGACCCCAAAGTGAATAAGAAGAAGATTTGTGAAGCCCTGATAAACGCATATGTTATTCAAACTATGGACAACGGTATCTTCCATGCTGATCCACACCCAGGTAACTTGGGGTTTTCACCCAAAGGGAAACTCGTCTTTTATGATTTTGGTCTACTCGTGCCACTCTCTGAAGAACTGAGAGATGGGTTCAAGTCACTTTTTGGATTTATAGTCACACGAGACACTGCTGGTATAGTTGATACCCTAGTCAAATTGGGTGTGATCGTTCCAACGTCTTCAGATGTTTCCGATATTGAACTCTTCTTTGAAACTATCTTGGGGTACTTGGAGACCCTAGATGGTTCTGGGATTGTGAATGATGACCTCGCGGCGCAACTCGCCATGGAAAAACCATTCGTCGTACCGAGTAGTTTCGTGTACCTCGCCAAAGCATTCTCAACGATAGAGGGTATCTGTCTCAAACTGGATCCAGACTTCAACTATTTTACGTACCTGGAACCTCTCATTCAACAACAAATAATAGAATCTGTGGATGTTGGTGATATATTCATGAAGACCACAGAGATTCCTGGGACGATAGGTAAAATAAGTACGGCTGTCACGGGTCTTCAAAAGTCGAGGGGGTCTATGAAACGTACGATGGTCAAAACACAACAGGAAGTTAGGCTCGTCCAGTACAGCGTGGTATGCGCTCTACTGGCTGAGAAGTTCGGGGACACTCCACCCCTAGCGATGTTTTTTGTTTTTTGTACACTATGGTTTACTTTTCGTAAAAGTCGATAGACTTCTTCCCCCTCTTCTTGGGTGCGTCAGTCTTTTTGACCAACTTGTTATGTTCGTCAAAGTATCCCTTCATACGACGCTGTTCATCACGGAAAATATCAGAGACCTTCTCTTTGATCTTATCCACATCAGCGTCACGTTCCTTTTGGATCTTCTTACTCAATCTCTTGAACCCCTTGTCCTTCTTATCGGCGGCGAATACAGTGAAAGTGTTTGTAATGGCAAGCATTTATTATTAAGGAATATTTATTTTTTATACCTTTTCATTCTGAATGCTGCGCGGGGTCGGCGCGACATTTCGCATTCAATGTAGCTGAGTCG